ATCAATTCACCCCAATTACTTCCGCCAGCATCTAGGTTGATTTGAGCGGTCAAACCACTACCAGCAGAGCTATCGACGCGCACCGAATAATTCATGTCAAAATTGCCGACAAGCTTATAAAAAAAGTAGGCCCACCGGAAATCCTTGTTAAAGTTTTCCTCGCCCTTATAGCCACTAAATTCTTTTGTCCAAATGTAGCTATCAATCGCAGCGCCATCGTCATTGTATGCAACCGTATTCATTTGACGCACGAAACCCGTAGCCGTCGAATCTCCAAAATACAAATTACCATTGAGTATGGTAAAAGCATTTGAGTTTAAACCCGTCCAAGGCACCCAAGACGGCTGACTTCCATTGATGCGCCCAATGCTGTAGTCAAAAATATAAATCCGATTGTTCTCTGTGCTTCCAGCGCCCTTGGTGACAGTAATGTAGGCTTTGTTTTGATAAACAATGCTCACAATGTCATCAAGGTTGCTTTCTAAAACGTCAAATATGTCTGGCTCAATTCGCTCGCTCTGCAGCTCACTACCCAAGGCGGTGCTCGTAAGGATCGAGGCACTAGGCGTAATTGTTTGACCCTGCAGCGCAGCAAAACCCACAAATTTGTCATTCTGAATTGCAGGAAACATGACCTGAGAGTCAAACTTGAACGAGCCTAATGGTGACCGGCTGCCAAAGTTTGCTCGGACGCGCAACACAGCCCAATCACTATCTGTGGTGCTAGGCATGTAGACAATCCAAGGATTAGCCCTACATAACACAACCAGCGAATTATCATAAATATTAAACCCAACCGGAGTGTCCGCAGAATTGTCTCCAATCCTCAAAAAGCTTGTGGCCTTGAAAACATAAGGATTGCCAATTTCACTGTACTTTACCAGGTTGTCCGTAGGGTCTATGACAAACAGCCTGCCCTGATGGTAAATAATTGCTGAATAGTTTGGAGGCTCACCCTGATCGGAAGGCGCATCGATACCCAAATTAGCGTCAACCACACCATCATCATAGGTTGTAGTCGTATTGTCATTAATAGTCGCTACGCGCTTAAAAACCGTGCCACTAGCTTCAGTGCGGTATAGTCGTCTTGACGAAACGCCATGGCTTTGAGGTGCTACGGGAATGCTCGTGAGCCTAATATTTTCATTTGCTGCCGTAAACGTAGCGCTTTGGCCGCTGACATTACCCTCAACAAGGTTTGAGTTAACAAAACTTACTTTATAGAGGTAATCGCCAGTCAGCCCTGTTCCCGTTGGCGCTGTGCCTGCCGTTGGCGAGCTGCTTGGCTGAGGCACGCCATGACGAGTAAATGTGTCACTATCGCCACCATACTTGTAAGGTGTAGAATTTCCGTTACCAAAGAATAGATAGTTTTCATATTCTGCTGAAAAAACACGAGTGCCAGCAGTAAAGACGGATATTGCACTTGGCACCGTTGTAAACGTGCTTGCATCCCACGTATACATCTTACCGCCAAACCAGGCGCACATGGTCTGGGCAGGCCCGTCGTTATCTGTTCTTGTATATAGGCCATCACAGGCAAAAGTAGCAACGGCAATAGATGTCAGCTTTTCCGTGCCGCCACGAGTGCCTACCGCACCATCGTCAAATACTACATTTGCGCAGTCTGGGCTTTCATTGTCTTGTATAAGGGCTTTAGGGTATTTCGAGTTAAGACCGCCATCCAAATAGATACGGTCATTCTGAGGATATCGCCTGTGAAATCTTTTTTCCACTAGCCACCTATGTAAGGACCATACGGTGTTGGTGTATCTTCGTAGTCTCTGACCACGACAAGCTGGTCTTTTTGTTTTCTCTTTGCATGCGTTCTTTTGATCCTCTGCACAGCTCTTTGCCACTTGTTATCATGGTATGCAGCCATTTGAGGATTGCCGTCTTTGGCATAAAACAGGCTCAAACCATAATCAATGATGTCTAGGTGATATTCCGTAGGAACCTCAAGCACAGAGTTTTCTGCAACGGGTTGTGGCTCGTTGTAGGTGTAGAGAGTAATTAAATCACCAGTAGCACTTGGCGTAGGATACAGAATGATTTCATTGTTCCACAAAGCGTACTGTCTTGGATCGCCAGTGATTTCGGTCGTAGATGTTTTAGGGTCCTGATCGATGCTAACTGGCGTTAATTTTTCACCATCGTACTCTATCCGCCTAATTGCAAAGGCAGTAGTCGGGTAGTCTAGCTCCCTAGTGCCAGCAGTGCTCGTAGAGGTGTATTTTCTTTCAATGACAAAAGCCTCATGAGCCATGACCATTTGCGCTTGGTAAATCAAGTCCCAAACCATTTGAGGGTTAAAAAACAAATCACCTTCGGCATTGTAGCGCTGACGTATGGCTGTGTTAATTTGTGCTGGTGTCACGAGTCACTCCATGGGGTTGACGAGCCATTGCTTTGGGTCCAAATAGTGTCGCCCTCATCAACTTCTGTCCAGTCCACCAAATCCGGCTCGTCTCGCGTCCAAGGCCCCTGCGTCACTACTCTGTTTGCTGCTGTATTGACGTTTACAAAGTTATTGGCTTTGATTGTTATGCCGAATTGTGCGGTTTTGGCAATTGTCTGCGTCAAAGCAACATCATTGCCAAAAAATTTGTCTGCTCTCTTGTCGAGCGCACCAAATACCGTGCTGTCATTTGCCAAAAATTTTACAATATCAAAGGTGGTGTCATAATTGCCCCACCAGTAATCAGTGCCCCAAACCATAGCGCCCCAAAGGCTTACCTGATCGCCAACAACCTGAGGTTTGACGTCAAGAACATTAGAGATTGTTATGCTGAGCTCTGCCATTAGTTGTATGTAATCTCTGTTCTTACCGTCAAAATGTCGTCAATTCCCTTATTAATGACGGCTTCTACATCTCTACTAAACATGGTCCCGGCAGTGTTAGAGCTAAAAAGGCCATATTCCACTATAGCCCCCGTGCCTACTCCGCTCGCAAAGGTGGCGCTGACTCGGTAAATAGCATCGGAAACATAGCTGACCGTGCCTGTATGCCTTGCTAGTTCTGCGCCTAGTGCTGTGTTACTTGCCGCTTCCGTCGTGCTGTCTGTCCCAATACCGATATAGCCCATGGTAAAGGTCGCAGCCGCAGCATTGGCGGAATTAAGAAAAGAGGCGAGAAAACTAAGGCCGCCCTCAGTAATAACATTCTCGCCTTGCTGGTGTGCTTTCTCCTGACCGTCCGGCCCATAGAGAGTAATAAACCATCTACCCTTGAGTGTTACGCCATCGCTCATGTTTAAGCCTCATTTTCGATAGCCTCACGAGCATCGGTATCTACCATTTGTTGAGAGTGTCTGGCTCTGATGTGGGCAGCAAGTCCTGCTTTCGACTGCGCTTTAAAATCGCAGGCTTGACAGGATAGCTCAACCTCAACCTTGCCAACAATGTCCTCAACCTCAGGCTTTCCAGGGTCAAATTCGATGCGCAGCATTTTAAACCCTCGCGGGTCATCAATACCACCCCTGCCCTTTAAAATCGGCGTAAACTGGCTTTTGAAAAGCACAGCATCGTCCCGATTCATCTCAACAAAGCCCTTAGATGGGATGATTACTTCCACCCCGCGAAACTTTTCCCGATGCTCGTAAATATTGTCGTTGTAAACCCTAACCATGCTCATAAACCAAACTCCTAATATTTATCGTCCGTAAACCGTCAAAAAGAAGCGATCGCCAGCAGTGCAACCAGTGATGGCCACATAACCTGGACTAGCTGTGCCTGCGCTAAGCACGTTACGCGATACGCTAAAAGGGCTTGATGCCATGCTGCTAGGTGCCGTAGAGCATCCCAGAACATCTCCAAAGCCGGTATCCAGCTCAAGCGTAGCGCTGTCTGCTGTCAGCTCGTAAGATTTCACCCTAATATTTCCGAAAACACTTTCAATGGTTTTTGTCGTAGTCCAAGCCATTTGCCTGTCTCCTAATAAAGGATTCGTCTGCCATCATCACCCTCGACTGCCGGGTTTATGGCGCTTTCTTTGATTAGCTCGTGCATATTGTACATTTTCAGACAGTCCTTAAGGTCCATCTGCCGGATAGCGTGAAGGTTACCATCAGGGTATGCCCCCAAAGTCCCGCCCTCAGTGCAATTGATGTAAATGCCCGGCACCTCAAGAGCCACATAGTCAAAAAAAGATTTGAAATTGTTGTAGCTAGGCCAAGTAGCAACCTTGTTGCCAAAAACATCAACGGTATAAATATAATTGCCCATAGAGCGATCATATTTACTGTCCCAAGAGTGAAACTTGCGGTCATAGCCAAAGCTAAAATCGGCGCCGACGAAAATAATAGCGCCGGCACCCAAATAAGCCTTAGCAATATACATAGCAGCGCCCAAAACATTGCCGCCACTACTAACCCACTGATTGAAAACTTCAATTTCTGCTAGTGCAGCCCGCACATCCTCACTCGGTACCGGGGAGTTATAGAAGTAAATCGGCCCCTGCCATTTCGCTAAAAGCTCAGGGTGACTGCCAATGTAGGCAATGAGTGTCTGGTCTTTTGTCGCAGCCCAATACTCATCAGGCTGTTTTGACCCACCTTCACTAACCTCCTCAACCGTCACCAATTGAGAGTCAAGGCTCACCCAGTAATCAACGTCTACACCTCTATCCATAAAATACTGGTAGTTGTGTAAGCAGCTAATAATGGGTATTGCCCCTTTGTTTTTTAGCTCATCGGCATTGTACTTTAGGGAAGGCCCCGAACCTGCCACAATGACAGGTCGGTGCAAATACTTCCCAAAGAGCTGGCCAACACCACGGCTTCCAAAATCGCCAAACTTTTCTTTGTTGAGCCTCGCATGGTCGATCCATGTCTTTGCAAACACATCAATGGTTGGCCCATCGTTGCTTGCCGCCTTAGCATAAAGGTCACGAGTGCTTCGCACTGGTGGCATCATGGTATAAGGCTGATACTCACAAAAAATCTGACGTTGCCGCATAAACCAAACTCCCTAAAACCAAATTAGATGCACTTAATAAAAGCGCTGCCACTAGCACCGGAAGCAATAGCTTCCATTGCTTTTCCGCAAGCGCCAACATTGCCTGTCGTGTTCGACACGATGTCAAACGTGCCATCGTCCGACAGCTCCAACAAAGATCCTGCTGCTGCCGAATAGTCTGCACCCATTTCTACAGGTGCAAAACCTTTCGTGACAAGCCAGCCGTAAGCACCAGTTGTGATGGTGGCATGTTTACACACACCAACCAAAAAGTCCGCGCTAGAGGTTGAGCTTACGGTTACAGAGTAGCCGGTCACACCGGAAAGCACTGCACCATAGCCCGGAGGGATTTGAGCATCTGCGCCTGTGTTGTAGACCCAAATGTAATCCTCATCTCCGACGCTCATGCGAGCACCAACTTCTGGATGCTTGGAGCTCAGGGTGTCGGTCACGTGAGAAACGCCATAAAAACGGACTGGATCCGCGCTATAAAAAGTCATGACCTACCTCCTTTAGCTAGTCAGTGCTGAAAGTTTACCGTGCAGACGGTTGTTAGAGCTGCCCAAGGCTCCCATCCACAATACGCGAGAAACCTTTACCTGCTGGTTGATAGGCTTTTGGAATGGCTCAAACGCCATATTGCGCTGCGGGTGGTAGAAAAGGTGCAAGTGGTTGAGGTTAAGGTTGAACCAGTGGTTTGCCGGTGTGTGGCTGTCGTGAACAACCGGAGCACCGTTAAACATGAGGTTCTGGAAACCACCGGCTGCAGTGTCGTCGTCTTGGAAACGCTGCTGAGGCTGCAAGAGCGCATAGTAGGCGTTAAACAGAGTGCGAGTCGTCACGCAGTAGTCTGGTTTTTCAGAGTCAACCACACAGTTTTGATAATTGCTGTTGAGCGCAGAGATAGACGTAGCAGTCGTTGTGCTGTCTACCTGGCCATGCCACCAAGAGTAGGTTGTTTGGCTAATGCCGCCTACAGTCTGATTGACTGCGACGATATCGCGCAAGCCCACAATGGAGTCAGGGTCTGTTCCGTCACTAAAAAGACCTGTGCCGAGTGAGTCAGCCAAGGTTTTTTCAGCAATCTGCATTTTGCTCTTGAGCAGGTTGAGCTGCGCAGCGTCGCCACTGTTTTTAAGCTCGTCTTCCTCTGTAATCGCAACACCAGCATACAGAGACTTCCAATCATAGGCTGCTGCAGTGATGTTGTCGTTGTCAGTGGTGCTCAGAGTATCGGCTCCCTGATACCAGCCAGAGGCAGTAGCCGTGGCATAGTTGAGAGGAACATAAATCTGAGTGCCGCCTGCTGTTGATTTGTATGAACCTCTTTTTTTCATACGCATCAAAAGTGGGTTGCTATCAAAGATGTTGTCAAACAACTTCTTAATAAAAAACTTTTCGGTAATCGCGTTGAGCTGATCTACAGATAAAGCCATTCCCTTGACTCCTATCCAACAATATTAGGTTTTAATTTTGGTTAGCCTAATAGTCCCATTTGCTTACCGGCATATTCGGTAATTTGGTCCCATGTAGACTTGCTAAAATCAGGCTGAAGAGGGTCTTTTTTGGAAGTCGGCATGTTGCCGATAATTCCTTTTTTCCGAGCTGCCTCTTGTTCCTTGGCCCACTCGGCTTTTTTCTCTTCCATTTGGGAGGCTAGTAACTTGTCATGGTAGAAGACCTTAAATGCGTCTTGAAATCCCATGCCTCGCTGATTAGCGAACTCAAGGACTTGCCACATCAAAGTCTTGCCAGTCTCAGGGTCACTTTTGTCAAAGTCAACAGACGGGAATGCCGCCTTTGTTTCTTTGATCTCCTGATCTAATGCCTGATCCTGTTCACGTAACTGCAACTGGTCTTTTTCGGCCTGCTGCTTAGTAATAAACTCTCTGATTGGTTCCAGTTTCTGCTCAAGGATTGCGGTTATTTGACTATCGTCAAAGCCTTGTGCCCTGAGTTGAGATTCTGCGCCACCAGCAGAAAGTTGATCCCTTTGTTCCCATGCTCTAGTCCAATGATCGTACCATTTTGGATTTTCTTTAGCGTACTTCTCAAATTTGGACCACTTCTCATTGATGCCAGTCGCCTCTTGAGCTTGCTGGTCTACAAGCCTTTGGCGCTCTTTGAGCTCATGGGATAGCTGTGCATAATTGTAGCCTTGGGATGCCCTTTTGAGAATAGTTTGAATGTCTTCTTTGACCGTCTTGCCATTGGCGGTGTACTCAAGCTGGTGCTTCAACAGTGAATCAGGCCCATCAAAGATAAGCTGCTGAATTTGCGTTTCAGCCTCAGCTCTGCCACCCTCTTGACCTTTAGGGTTAGCCTCACCAGTGGCATCAATGTTTTCGATCATTTCCTTGACATCGTCTTCACTATACTCGGCCATACCAAATCCTTTTGGTTAAACTAAATTATACAGGCGTTCCTTGCTGAGCTCTGACGGGAGATTGGCCGCCAGCGCCAGGCGCTTGGGGCATTGGCTCTCCACCTTCCATCATAGTAGCGATATCACCTAGTTCTGCCATGATTTTTTCAAGACGAGCTCTAATTTCAGGGCTTGGTGCGGTTTCTGCCATTTGCTGCAAGCCTTGAGCTACCATCATCGCAGGGTTTTCTTGCGCTCCACCAAGGGCAGCGACCCCTTCCCCTTCCATTTCAACTTCCATTCCCATGCCTTTCATAAGGCACCTCCAGCTTGGGCAGCGGCAGCCTCAGCCTGCTGCGCTTTACGCGCCTCGAGCCTCTGTAGAACTACCTCTGCGTTAGGATATTCAAGCTGCTCTAAAACCTCGGCCTCGTCAACAATGCCGCGATCAAATAGAGACAGCACTCTCTCTTCTTTTTTAGCCTGAGCAAACGGAAGGCCAGAGATGGTTGAAACAGACACGTCAAACCGATCCGCCACCAGCATTTGTTTCACGTTTTCGTCAAGAACTAGCTGACCGTCAGGGTTCATCACGTAATCTCTAACGGTAGCCTGGATTTGCTCAAATCCTCGCTCATCAATCACCCGTTCGGTGGAAAACCGAAAATATTGAGTCCCGCCTTGCTCGTTTGTGACTCGAAATACCCTTGGGCGACTGTACTTTTCCAATACAATATCGGCGTACTGCTGACCCCAATCCCTAATCATTGCGTCAAGGTTTCTTTGTTTTTGCTTGATGCGAGTGCGAGCAGCCTCTTGCAGTGCTTCGATTGCCCGAGCTGCCGTCACGCTACCTGGCGCTTGGCCTTGCGCGACATCAAATTTACCAGCCACCTCATTAAACCAATTTTCCATCCGATCAACAAAGGATAGGGCTGTTCCCGATAGCGATACGCCTACTTCTCTGCGCACTTCTGAGCCGGGTTCTTTTTCAACCACTAGCCCTGTGCGGTTAACCAAAGAGTGAGGGTCAACCCCGCTTGCCGTGTCAACAATCCATACGGGATTGCCCATAAGGTTCATGATTTCAAGGCTAGCATTAATGATTTTATTAAACGTGCGCTGAGGAGACTCTAATTGCTCAACTTCCGATACTCCGAAAAACTCACGAGGCAGAATGTAATTGACGTATTTGACAAAGGGAAACAAACCATTTGCGAATGGCAAGGATGCTTGCTCTTCCAAGACAACCCCGGAAGCAATTTTTATTACCCTGCCCAGCGGGTATTTCTTTTTGATAACAGTTTTGATTTGGCCTTCGTCGTCTTCTTCTTCCTGTTCCTCTGTATCGTATGGTTTCATATAGGCGGTGATGAGTAGCGTTTTATTTGTTGACTCGTCACCACCGCGAAACTCAGATAGATCAGGCATATCCCTATCAGAGTTATTTACCTTGTAGGCAAACTCGTTTACAGAGACTTTAGAGCTGCGCAGCGCATCGCGCACATCAGACTTAATGTTTTCAGCCTGCTCAGGGTATTCGCGCTTTAGCCACTCGGTATCGACTGGCTCAGCCTTGATAAAACACTCGCTGCGGCTGTCGTTGACCTGCTTGGCGTTGGGGTCAGGGTAGATATAAAAAGGGTCTGCGCTCTCGAATGTAGCTGTGCCCTGTCCATAGTCGGCATCAGGGTCATAGCCTAGCTCACCGTAGCCGATGCCATAAATATACCCGTCCAACACAATTTCAGTCAGAGGCACTAGCCAATTGTGCCGGTCCCAATCTGCATTAACAAGATCATTAAGCACATCTGCCATCGGCTGATCTGTCGGCTCTTTAGGAATGTAGGCAATGCGTGGCCTAATATCTATTTGCTGTGAATGTGACGACTGGATAGTTGACCAAATCATGTTCACAATTTCGCGTTGCCGATGGCGAGGCATCTTAATGCCCGCCCACTGGTCGCCACGCCAGTAACGATAATAGTGCATCCAATTTTTATCGTAGGCTTTGCGATGTTTTTTCAGCCTCTCAAATTTTTTCATCACCATGCGGACTAGTTCTTGATCCTCAGGTGATATATTGGTGTTGATGCCGTCTTCTGTTGTGGTGGGGCCATACATCATTTAGAGTTGATTTCCCCAAGACTGGTGATTTGAGAGATGTCGTAGTCTAGCTTAGCCTTCCTCTCATTTTCAAACTTTTTGTTGATTTCGTCAACATTCTCATTTCCAACCTCAGTCAAGCCCTGGCTTTTGGCAAACTTCCTGGCATCGCCGTAGTTACGGAAGGATTTGCCTAGTGCTTTGTTGTAGTGGGCAGTGTCCCAATCCGATGCGCCTGTAAACCCGCCGGTCCTGCTCGGGATCTCACGTTTTACAACGCTTGCCCCACAAATCTTACAGATAGACGGCTCAAGCCTGTCAGCCAATCGCCGGGCCTCCACCCAATCCTCCCCACAACTACACTCAAACTCGTAAAGCATGGCTTATCCTCATCTACCAATCATAGTCCTGACCGCTTATGTTTTTCTTTATCAGGTCATCGTAAATATGTAGCCTTAAATCTTTCCTTGGCGCTGATCTAGCAAGCTGCCGCTTCTCCAATCCTGTCTTTTTGAGCGCATAAAGGCAGTACCTGGCGGCATCCATTGCATGGTCATACTGCTTTACAGGCAGGCGCTCTTTCACGTCTTTATCAGCATCCACATCCACCTCTGTCGGGTAGTGGTAGGCGCTGATTTCATCAAGGAAGTTAGGCGCTCTGCCATAGAACACCCTAAACCTATCTGCAGCAATCCACTCGTAAAAGGCGTCAATGCCCGCCCTAATGTCATTATTCCCAGGGATGGCCGTCAGTTTGGCTTTGTTAAACTCCATGATGTTGGCCGGTGCCGATGGGTCGCAGTAAAACCTATCTATGCCAAAATAGGATTTGAGGCGCTTCGCGGCCTCGACAATAGAGCCAATGGTTTGTTGCGGTTTATACCACTCACTCACAAGGTAGACTGTGCCATTTGGCGCAACGCCAAAGACTAGGATGCTCGCCGGGTTGGTAAACCCCCAATCTACTCCGGCCACGTACTGTGTGCGCTCTGGCAGAGTCTCCACCGGCACCACATGAGTAAAGTCCCTAAAGCAATCGTATACGAGGCCCTCCATGCGCTCAAAATTGCCACCGTAGACCATATTAAAGCGCCGTGGGTCCATAGTGGCGCGTTTTCTCTCATATTCCTCATCAGGAAAAAACGGGTTTTCCCTTGACGTCGCTTGTATTACTTCTACTTCATTCCAAAACCGTTGCTCTTCTGCCGTCAGGTTGTCACCGTTTGCCACCTTTTTAGCAATGGCCTGGTGCCGCCTAATGTAATCCGTATAAAGCCAGTTAAGAGCGTAGGGTGATGTTGTGTAGCAAATCGGCGCTTGCCGAAAAGATGCGCGGGCCTGCAGGTTCTCATGGAAGTAGAGCGAGTAAAGGCCAGCCTCGTCACCCCAAATGTGCCGCACATTAGTAATACCAACAACGCTATCCGGATCTGTCGCTGTGCGCAGGTAGGCAGTGCCGCCTCTGTGCATCTTAAATATTGCATCGCCCTTGTGGTACTCGCCTACACCTCCCATCCATTTCAAAAACTCAGGAAGAGTGGCCTGCTGCATGATTTTGTAGGTAGGGGCTGCAATGATGAAATTGTCGGTGGGATCAATATATCGGTGCATCGCTATCTTAGTGCGGATAGCGCCAATGGTGGTCTTGCCGTACTGTATGCCTGTGCCCGCAATTATGATAAGGGCTTGCGAAAATATTGCCCTGTCTTGCTTTTCGCTATGGGGCTCAAATACAGCCATGCAAACCAAATAAATGTGTGCGGTTACTCTACGCCGATAATATAAAACGTGCTGTCTGCTGACGGCGCCGATGATGACTCAATTTTGACGTAGCGGCCAACATTTTCAACAGGCACAAAAGCGCCGGATACGGCAGCCGAAACAGACCAGCGTGCGGTCGTGGACCCGTAAAGGCTTTTAAACGTGCCGCCAGTGTTTTCTGCTACTTGCAATCGCACATCGCCGCCAGTCCAGCTTGTAGGTATACCTATGAGGGCCCTTGAGTAGTGTGCGCCTAGGTCAACCTCTGCCGTTGAGGTCGCGCCACTTGCAACCTTCACCTCATAGACTCGTTTTACACCTTCATTTACAGCCATGTTTGTTCCCTACGTATTTTTTATTATAAAAACCATCTCACATTTTACTTCAATATCGTTTGCCGAGATTTCCGCCACTCTAACCGTAACGTCCGTCAATGGCGGAAGGTCTAAATAGCCATATATTTCGTCCTGGTGGTGGTCGCTATTACTGACCGAAAAATTCCTAAGCAGCCTAGGCACGCCACCAAATTCCCTGACCCACAAAGACCCGCTCATGGTCGCAGAGTTTTTCCTTGACACAACTACTTTTACATAGCGCAGAAATCCGTGTTTGTTTGCTGGAATTGTGTAAGCACACACTCTAGCATTGTTGGTCGCAATGGGTGTTCTGGTAAACACATTGGCCGGTGTTGATGTATGGCTGACGGTAATAACGCCAGCATTAAAACTAGTGTTTGTGCCGTTGTTGGATTGTGTGCAAATAAATTCGTTGACGCGATAAAACTCTGCATTGGACGTAACGGCTGTGGTGCCGTTGAGCGTGATGGTTTCTGTCAGAATCCGCCCGTCGTTGCCAAGCCCGCTGATTGTGCCTTTTTCGCATCCAGTAGAGCCCTCGTCATCTAGGGCTGATGTGCTCACCACATTTACAGTGTCCGCGACCGTCGCAACGGCTCCCACCGGAAAGCCCGGATAGACACCGCCTACGTCTGTCAGGTCCTCCGGCACGTCGCCAGAACTAACGGCGATATTTGTGCCGAATTTGTTGACCATGTTTAGGCCATGCAGTTGGCCTGTGCCCAAGTCAAAATCAAAATCCATGCTCCTGGTCACAATGGCGTCTTGATCGAGATTGATTTGAGCATTTCTCGGCACCGTCGGAAACGCTCTCATGCCAAATATGGTTTGCAGCCTGAGATAGGTCTGCGTGCTCGCGCCGTTGTTTGTGAATGTCACCCGGCAGTAGCGCCGAAAGATTTCCAGCTTGTGCGGTGGCTCTGTAACGCCTGCATCAATCTTATAGGTTAGCGTGCTGTCTACATTTACGGCATCGGGACTAAATTGCACTTGCAGCGTGCCGTCTAGGTCTGTTGCGACCGCGGCGCTTAGGGTTGCCCAGTGAAAGCATTGCTCCCACTCGCCAGTAAAGGTAGCGCCGGATGCTAGTGGTGTGGTTGTGGAATTGACGCTGCTCAGGAAAGGTGTGCGAGAAGCCCCACCCATCTGAGATAAGCCCGTCTCAGACAGGAGGAGCCAAGCGCTAAATAAAAGCGGCGTCAGCAGTGATTTTAGCACAGATGTCCCCATCACAAATAGCCTCGCCTGCTTTAATGTGTCTTGCTGCAATTTTACCATTTACCCGGCCCGCTTCAAAAGGGCTGAGAGCGTGAGCGTTTTCAGTGAGCCCCCGGTAAGATCCAAAATTGATGCCCTTAACCAGCACAGCACCCTCAGGCACGTCGCAGGTAGTCACTAGCCGTCTGTTGTGTTGCACGACCATATCAACCTCGTTTGGGCTAAGCACGTCGCTGACCAGGAAGTGCCGGTTGTTGAGGTAGGAGCAAAATTCTCTAAATTCCTCCTCATCAAGGCTGTGGGGCGCATCGGGCCCGGTTGCCTCGCAGAGGTTGACGTGCTTTTCCACAATCGGCGCAGCAAAGTGGTCAGCCATCCAAGCTGTAAGGTAGACCTCCCTGCTATGGTCCGAAATGCCTACTGGAAGACCGGTTGAGCGCTCAAGCAGGGCAAGTTTTTCTGGCATGTAGCGGTTTGACGGGTATGCGGACTCGCAGTAGAGGAGCGTCGTGCGGTGGCGAGCAGGGCCTAGCACGTCAAGCGCCTGGTGTATTTCTGCCAGAGT